TCAGCAGCTGGTTGTTCAGTAGGTTCGACTTCTTCAGAAACAGGGGCTTCTGGAGCAGCAGGGGCTTGAGCTTGTCCTGCATTAATTGCAGCTTCTATTTTATCTGCTGCTTCACCAATGTAGAACACTGTAGCTGCGTCAATATCATTCAATCCTTCTGTTGCTGTAGGATATTTCTTTCTAGCAACTGCCATCTTAGCAGGAACATTAGCAAACTTCTGAATTGTTTCTGCATTAGTCTCTGGAGAAATTGTGTCAATTTCTATTTCACCAGTTGGTAGAATGTTAGCCTTAAAAGTAAAATCACCACCAAACATAGGAATGGTGTTCACACCACCATCATTAAGACTGACAGTAAATTCTTCTCCTTCTTTGTTAGTCAACTTCACTACAACAGGAACGTCAGATTCAATTACATCAGATGGTTTTGTTGATGCTCCTGACTTAGAGGGTTTAGGAGGCTCTTGTTCTTTCTCACTTGGTACATATCCTTCATCACCAGTCTCAAAGTTGACTAGTGTAGCATACTTACCTGCAAACGCATAAGGTTGTGCGGCTGTTGGATTTGCAATAGTTACAAATGGAATATCAGATACAGCTCTGTCTTTTCCAGACACAAGGTAGGACTGATAGTTCTTCCATTCTCTTTCCTGTAGCTTTCCATCTTCAAAGAAGTATTCAAAGAATGAACTTTCACTTCGCAATGTTTTAGCATTTGCAGAGTGATACATTTCAGAAAGCTGTTCAATAATCTCTTGTTCTTTGGAGGCTAGTTCTGAGAACTTAAATGTTTGTTTACCAAGCTTAACAGCAAGGTTATCTAAATCAAACCATATCTGATTATCTTTTAGCTCTCCTTTAGGATTTTTTAAATTAAGAACGTTATTTATAAATAGCAGCTCGTTAGTGTTAAACTTAGGAGCTTTTCCTTCACTAGCATCTTTCTCAAGTCTTGTTACAGCAGACTTGATAACCTCATACATTGTAGTGGCTTTTTTCTTACCAAGCTTGTTGTTGTTTAGATATTGAAGAAGGTCTCCACTTTGAATGTAGACATATCCCTTTTTAGAATTTACAATTCTACCATTGTGTTGAATAGTATCAGTGGTAACAACATTAACAAGTCCTGGGATGGTTGCTATTGCAGTTTCATCAACTAGATTGCTAGTGACAGCATTCTTCTTATATACGTCACCCTCCTTTTGAGAAACAGGAATACCTGCTGAGATTCTGAATTCGAGAGTTGGAGGAACTGTAGAAGGCTTCATTAGCTCTACACGTCTGTTTCTCCAAACTTGCGCAAATCTTACAAAACTATCTTTCTCGTCTTTTCTATATCTATCATTTCCTCTACTATTAGTGATGGATGTGCTAGGCATAGTTTGAAATACCACCTTACCAAGATCAACTTGTTGACCCACCTCACCAATGCGTTTTCCATCTTGATCTACAAAGTATCGCTTCTTACCATCAAGCTCAACAAACACCATTCCTACAAATCCATTGTCCTTATTCGTGACTTTGGTTTCAAAAGCAGCTTTATCAGCATCAATTTGTTCTTGTGTCATTTTAAATGACAAAGCTGTAACACCAGACAAGCCAAGAGATTCTTCTTGGTTGTATGTGAATACAATTGCTCTAAGTTTATTTCTATTCTTAAACTTTCTAGCGTTATTCAAGAACACTCTTGATCTAACTACATGAGGTTGAGACTTTGTAAGATCTTCAAATTCTTCAGACTCTGTAGTACTAGAGTCAAAGAATTCTACAGCAGCTTTCATCTTACCAGTTTCACCTGTGTCAACTCTTTCTCCAGCATCTTCTGGAAGAGTGCCTACAGGGAATGTTTGGCTAGCAGAGATTTCTTCTTGTTGTTTGTCAAGAGAAGATTTAGCTTCTTTGATTCTGTCAGCTATTTCTTTTGCTTTAGCTTGTTTCTCAAGAAGATCTTTAGCAAGTCTGTTAAATCTGTTTAATACAGCTTTGGTGAATTTTTGATCACCAATGGAGTTTACATATTCAAGTTTATTTAAACCTTCTGCTGGCTTCTGAAAAACATCTCTGAATGCAGGATATTCAAACACCTCATCAATAGACTGATTTAATATATCCTCAAGCTCTTGAGATGTATTGTCTTCTTCAGTGATGTTGTATGTTTTAAATTCTAAGGGTGGGAGAAATACTTCTCTGCCATCAGGAAGTCTCACCTCAAACTCACCACCCAGTGTTTCAGAAAGTATTGTAATCTTAGGAGCAAGAACTAGTTTACCATTATCAAGTCTAATAGGCTCAGCTAGAGAATACTCTTGGCCCACTTGAAATGGTTTACTTACACTTTTTCTACCTTCTTTCTGAGTCACCTCAACAGTTCCCATCTCACGAACTCTTTCAGATGTACTAACATAGCTGTAGTTCAATGGCTTCTGTTTAATATCATTGTATTGGTTTATGAAGAGTTTTCTTCTCAATGACAATTCAATAACATCAGAAAGAGATCTTTTTAAATCATCTTTAACATCATTAGTAACGTCCATTGCGTTAATCTGATCCAAAGCTTCTTTTACAGACTCTTTATTTGGTTTGTTGTTTTCAAGAATTTCCTGTAAGATGTTAACAGTTGGTATGTTAGCTTTTGCAAGCTCAGCATTCACAGCTGGTATTCTTAGAGAATAATCATCAATCTTACTTGCTGCATAAACAAGTTTGTCGACTACTATAGGAGAATATTTTCTAAGTGGATTACCTTTTGCATCCTTTACAACATTTCCCTCTTCATCAGTTTGTACTTCACCTGCATAGTTGAGATTAATGTTTTCGTAATGTTTATCAACAGCCTTAGCAGTATTTTCTAGATTACCAATTCTTTGTATGAATTGTTCTTTGGTTTCTCCATCAAATGCAATACCCGCACTCTGTAACTCTTCGAATCCACCCATAAGAGCCTGCTGCTTATAGTAGTCAAGCTCGTTATAGACACTGTCCATCTTACCATACTTAGCACGAGGCATCAAGTAGGATAGTGTAAAATCTTTCTCGTAATCTTTTTCTGAAAGAATATCATTGTTCTCTATTGCTTGTTGTCTCATTGATTGAGAACCTATACCAATAGCCATGAAGTCTGCTTGTTCTTTCAAAGCAGAATCAATATTTCTCTTGTTTAATTCTTGTATAGCTATAGCTGTATTCCTAGCTTTGACTCCACCTCTACCAGTGAGACCTTCTCTATAAATAGACATAGGTGCCTGCTGAATGCCTCCAGCAAGAGAGCCAATAATTATACTTTCAATGCCTTCTTTTGTACTTAGAGTTTTATCAATGCCTTCTCCAAATACATTTCCCATAGCACCATAGACAGTTTCTAGGAATGTACCAAGCTCTTCTTTATTCTTGTATGCTCTGTCAAAATAATCATCAACTCCTGTGGCAATAGCAAACTGCATCCCTTCTTCAAAAGCTTCTGTTGGAGAAACTAAGAATCTACTAAGACCTGTTGCAGTGTCAACTAATTTTCCAAATCTTGTTTTTGGAAGCTGTTCAGCAAATTCCTTTCCTAACCCTTCTTGTGCAATTTTATTTATGTATGCTTTCTCAACTTTTCTAGAAGAACCTAAGATTTTAGGAAGTTGAATGTAGTTTGATCCTGTAAGAAGAATAGTGCCCATTCCCCATACATAATTACCTATTTTTTCAGCAAAAGCATTTATCTCATTAAGGTCTTCTCCCTCTGGGGCATATCCAAATTTATTCTTATATTCTTGTATAGCAGAATTTCTGAACTCATTCATCTTCTGAAGAGCTTCAATCGAAGATTCTCCAAAAGTACCCATTGCAGAAGTTAAGAATCTATCACCATTATTTCTTATAATGTCTTTAGTACCTTGTGAAAGGTTTGCTAATGTATTCTCTATTGCAGATAGTTTTTGTGTCTTAGGTACAATCTGCATAGCCTTCTCGATATTAGCAGCAGCTTCCATTCCTTTACCTGCTCTAACAAGACTATTTGCTTGCCCTATTAATTTAAAAACTTTTGTCCAAGCAGCACCTCCATAAATTGAACCTATACCATAACCAATATTTTTAAAAACCTTGTCTCCCCAAAAGTTTGCTGTATACCAGTTATCTGGAGACCACCATTCAGCATCTTGTTCTGCTTTAGTATAATAGTTTGGTAAATAATCCTCCATACCAGACTGGGCTTGATCCATAAGTCTTGTAACAGGATTGTCATAAAGATTTGAAAACTTTAATGTAGAAGCTGCTGATCCAATTCCGTAAAGTAAACCTGCTGTACCAGAAACAAATGATGTTGCTGCAAGACCAACCATTTTACCAAGACCATTTCTATACTGATCAAAAGTAGATTGCTGTTGAGCAGCCATCTCTTCATAGTCAGTGAATGGTCTAGTTTCTTCAAATCTCTTACCAGTGTAGAAAGAAGATGTTGGGATAGGAGCAACACTAGTTGACTGGTTCTGCTTCATTATTCCTAGAAACATATCTCTAGGGGAAGGAGAATTTCCAGGAATTTGATTACCAGGATTTTGTAAAGTACCAGGCGATGGAATGGGTTGATTCACCCCTCCAAGATTTACAATTCTTTCTTCTTCCATTATTACTATTTATTCGAAATTAATGATCTTACAAAGTTGTTGTCCAATGATCTTAATGAATTGTAAATTGTTTCTAGATCTGCTGGAGGCGTAGTAAAGACATCAGCACTTTTTCCAGTGGCTGGATCTTGTGCGAATATTTTACCATAGTACATACCGTTTGAATTAGTTATGTTTGCCATCACATTATACGGAGAATTTATCAGCATTGGAAAATCTCCTGTTGATTTTTGGAAGTATGAATCTCCAATAATATAAGTATCCTTGTTGTTAGGATTTCCATATGATGTTTTACCACCTCTAGAGTTAATTCTACTCTGAAGAATCGATACAGAATTACTAACGTAAGGATTGACTAAACCAAATCTAGAAGCTTCGTCTGCTTGGATAACCATGCTAGATTTTTTATTACCTTCTCCATAAGCTGTAATCACAAACTGTGATTGTCCGCCACCAGCATCGTATGCTTCAACTTCTAAATTTAAGTCTTTTGAATCAGTTATACCACCAACTAACGATGAAAAATCATCAAATGTACCACTTGCATTTTGACCAGCTGCTGCATAGGCTCCTGCTAATCTTTTGACATTACCTAATATACTTCTATCAGCTTCAGCATTACCAGTGAGTAGTGAAGCTTTCAAATTAGAATTAACATCATAAACATTTCTCAACACTTCAGCTTTTGTAGAAAGTGCTTGTGAATACTGATCATTATTAATTCCATCAAACACTTTTTCAATTTGTGAAAAGTCAAAGACTGTATCACCAACTGCTGCATTCCAATCATCTCTAAATGTTTCAATTGGGGATGCAATTTGTCTAGCAGTTTTACTTATAGCACCTACTATGTTAAACATTCCAGGTGCTCCAAAAAACTCTCCAACTTGTGAAAGAACATTATTATCTCCAATGTTTGCATTTCTCATTACATAGTCTGCTAGATAAGCCTTTCCATTTCTTTCAAGTCTTTTGTAAGCAGCATCAGCAGCCTGTATAGCTCCATCATCTATGGTGAAGCCAAATACATGTTTATTCCCACGAGCATATACTCCAAGATCGACAATATCTTCTTTACTTAATTGTACATCCTTTCCTCTGAATTTAATTATTTGTGGTTTAATTTCATCACCACTCAATAGTTTCAAAATACTTTGATCAGTCTGAGAAGCAGTCACTGCATCCACTTGACTTTTCACCACTCCTAAATCCTCATAACCTTTCTTAGCAGATGTATATGAATTATAAGAAGCTAATAAATCATCTCGAACAATTCCACCTGAACGATTAATTTCTTGAACAGCTTTGTTACCCCAAGTAGTTACAAATTCAACATCATCCATTCCTTGTTTCTTAGCATCTTGTTTTAAGATGATGTCAATAGCTTTTTCTCTGCTATTTCCTGAATCAATTAGTTTTTGGAATCTTGCTTCATTATCACCCATTTGTGAATAAATAGCATCCCATATAAACCCTTTTGATGAAGTTACAAAGTTATCAGAAGCTCTGTCATAGTCTTTTTCAAAGGTGGCTACTATATCAAAGTCTGCTGGCATGTTAGAAAGCTCCCAATCTCCACCAGCATTCTTAACAGACTGCTGTGCAAGTTCGAGCTCTTTGATCAACATGTTATCTTTATGTTTTTGCTTTTCAAAATCAAGCTGTGTATAAAATTTCTGTCTTTCAAAGGCTGCTTGTTGCATTTTATAATTAGCTTCCCAACCAGGATTTGACATCTTTTCTTCAATGATGTTTTCGTAACCAAACATAGTTGTGTATCTGTTCCTTACATCATCTTCATGGAAGTAACCTCTCACTGCATCAGGATTTGAATCAGCTGCTTCTTTTAACTTATTATATTGTTCTCTATTTTTAGATATAAAGTTTTCAATATTTCTTATTTGATCATCAATTTGTTTTTTCTGTTCATCAGTTGCCCCATTTTTCATAAGAGCAAGTTCAGCAATCTGAAAGTTTTGAGCTTGAATAAAAGCACTTTCTTGATTGATTATTTTTTGTTTCATCATTTCAGGAGAATACCCTTTATAATTATATTCTCCAGTGATTTGAAGTTGTTTTGAAACTCTTGGGTTTGAAAATATTTGATCAATAGTTTCTCTAACTTTTTTAGGAAATCTACCTTCTTTCTTCAGCCTAGTCATTATAGGAGAATAGACAGTGTTACCCTTGTCATCTTTTTGAAAGACTTCATCATAAGTGTAGTTATCTGGCTTTACAGCATCAAAAGTTTCTCTTGCAAATTTATCAATATCAAAAAAAGGATCATATTTAGAATTGAAAACTATAGGCTTACCTCTCTCATCAAATAGTCCAGCATTGTCATAGGCTGCAAGTTTCTTATTATAAAAGTCTAAGTTATCAGGAGTGAGCTCACCTTTCTGTCTGGCTTCCTCTATGAGTTTCTCGTTGTTCTTAATGTTTTGTGTAGACTGAACACCAGCAATGAGTATTGGATCTTTCATAATAGTACTAGCCATTCCTGCTACAGAGTTTACTAACTGATAGTTAGAAAAGTCTGCTGCTGCAACAGTCTTTAGCTTTGCCCCAAGTTCATTCAGCTTAGATTGCAATTGCTGCTTATCTGCATCTCTGTAAAGAGACAGTCCTGCAACTTGATCTATCTGTGATTGGATTCTTTGTATCCCTTGATCGTAGCGTTGTTGCTTCTCCATACCAACCTGAACCATTGCTTCAACAGGAAGCTGTTGAATGTATGGGTTAAACTGGGGTATTACATCTGTGAATGAAGCCATTGTATATTATTTTATCAAATTTAACAAATTACTTGGTTGCTCTTACAATACCACCATTTCTAATTGTGGTTGTATTGGTTGTTGTAGAACTAGCTCCTGTTGCTTTAGCAGATGCTAAAGCTAGTTTTTCAGATAGAGCTTTCTGTTGCGCAGGAGTTAAATCATCTATCATGGTATCAAATATTGCAAGAGTATTCATGTTCATTGCTCTGAAACGTGGATCAAATCTATAGTTGTAAAGGTTCTCAAATGTTTGAAGAGTTCTATTTTCCAACTGATTCTGCATATACTTAGAAGCAATAGAACTGAGAGCAGCTTGTGACGTAGCTTTTGTATTAGAAAGAGCTTCTTGTTGTCTGCTGTATTGCTGATCAAAAGCCTGTAGATTGTTAAGATTAGCCTGATTAAGAAGATTTCTGTTCTCAGCATACACTTTATCCTTTATAGCTTGATTCAATTTGAATTGTTCACCAAGCACTTTTTGATTAGCTTGATATTTCTGAGCATTCAAAGCTGCTAAAGCAGCTGGGTTGTAACCAAACAATCTTTGAGCAGCTCTGTAATCAGCCTCGTTCTCATTAATAATCTCTTGTAGAGAAATATCAAAAGGAACGTTTAATTGTGGTTGGATAGTCTGCACTTGTACAGGCTCCACTTGATTTGTTGCAAGAGCAAGCATTTCACCAGCCAATTGACGTGGGTCAAGAGGTTGTGCATTACTAGGTCTTAGATAAGGAATAACCTGGTTAAGAAGTGTCATCCAATCAATTTTACCATCTTCAGCTTCTGTTTTTTGAACAGGAGTATTTGCATAAATGTATTGTGGATAATTACCAGGTGTTAATTTTCTATTTCTTAATTCCTGTATTGTTGGAGGCAGCTTAGATGCACTTACAGCAACTTCATCAAGATTCATACTTGGATCAACTTCTTCTATAAACAAAGGTTCCAATGCTAATGCATCTCTGTATATCTTATCGCTAATATCTTCATACGTACCTCCAAGTTGTGCCTTTGCAATAGAGGCTCCTTTCTTAGCTTGTTTCACTTTACCCTTTGCTAAATCATCAGCTACAAGATTGTATTCCTCAGCTGTGTCATTAATAGCAGCCTGTAGAGAAGCAAGGTCTTGTTTCTTCTTAGCAATGTCTTTGAGCTTCATATTAGCTCCAAGAATATTTGCTTTGTATGATTCAAAAGAAAGTAAATCTTGAGGTGTAATCACTTCTAAGTTGTCAAGTTTCTCAGTGGACTTTTCTACAATTTTATTCTGCTTCTGTTCAGTCTTGGAAAGTTCAGCAACATAGTTCTTAAACTTCTTCCCCTTTGCTTTGTCATCACCAATTAGAGATGCACCAAAGCTTGGTATTTGTAGGTTGCCATATACAGTTAAGCTGCTATCACCATCTGTACCATTACGAAGTTGTACAGCTGGTTCTCCTCTTTCCACTTCTACAGGACTATCACCATAAGTGATTCCAATTCCTGTGTTACCTCTTCCATCAGATTCGTCATGTGACTTTCCTCTGAACATAACAGTTTCTCCACCATTAGGTAGATATGGATTGTAAGACATAGGTTCAGCATATCCACCCCAATGGGTTTCAAGATCACCACCCATAGCAAACTTATCTCTTCCTGTGTACATAGCACGTTCACTAGGAGGAGTATAACTTTTCAAATGTCCACCTGCACGCAATGTATCCATAGTTGGATCAGGAGCAAATAGTCTTGTCAATGGTATACCTTCAAGTGATGTTGCCACTTGTGGATTTATCATACCACCATCTCTTACATAAGAATAGTTTTGTTGTTGCAATCCTTGGACACCCTGATTGAAAGCCATTGATGTAATATTTCTATCAATTACACCTCTTGCTTGCTCTGTCTTCTCAGCTTTTCTATCAACAAGATCACCAATCTTTTCACCAGCAAACTTACCAATCATTCCTCCTACTGGACCACCAATAATTGTACCTGCTACACTTCCAATACCACCACCCACTCTACTAGCACCACTAGGACCATATCCTTTTGGATTCCCAATACGAGAAGTTAGTTGAGAAAGAGCATCTCCTCCTCCTTGTTCTTGGAACTTAGAAATAAAAGTTTTCTCACCTGTTGTTTTATTTTTTTGTAAGAAGTTTGGATCTCCCAAATTGGAAAAAAATCCTCCTCCATTAGAAGCAGTTGAAATACCATTCTTAGCTTCTTCTAAATCTGTATAGATAGTGTTAGGAGCAAACGTGTTTGCTATCTCTGTGCCATTTCTGCTAATTACAGTTCCTACACCATAAATTGGAAAGAACTCTGATCCAGTGTTTATATTATCTTCTGGTCGAACATATTTTTTTTGAACTTGCTCTGGACGTGTCATAGAAGCTTGAAGAGCAACATCACTAACACCAGCCATTTGCTGAGCTTCTTTCATGATGTTTTTCTCATCACGCATTTGTTGGATTCCTCCAACTATGTTACCAATGTTCTGAGCAACAGCAGCTGGTCCACCAGCCTTACCAATACCTTTATTAATTCCGCCAACAATCTCCTTACCTGTTATAGCTTTTTTTAACTTCTTACCATTCTTGGCACCATCTTCTTTAGAAGCACTGCCTAAAGCATTTCCTAACTGAGTGAGTGAATCAACAAGTCCTGATTTTTTATTTGCCATCTTCTGCTGTACTTCAAGATTTGCTAAATCCATTGCTTCTTGTTTACGCATATCTTGTGTCGATCCAGTGATGAACATATCATTCTGGTCATACAACTGCTGAAAGTTAATTGGTTGAGGATTAAACTGAGGAGCTATACTCCCTTGAATCATAGCTCCTATTTGAGCTTTCTTCAAAGCTTTCCCATGAACCTTCATAAAAGATTCTTCTGTAGGGAATTTCTTGTAGAATTCCTTCTCAGACTTAACACCTGCTATCTTTAAAATTTGAGCCTTCATATCAGTTGTATTTATCCAGCCAGTTATCCTTGTCTGGGTTATTTGTAAAGTTAAGTAATTGATTTAGTTTTTTCATGGGGTAGGCATCTAAATCATTGATTCCCAATTCAGCAACAGGAAACTCTGTAACCTTCTTACCCTTGAACTTGTAATTCTTTCCTGGTTGCATAAGCTTAGTGTCACCAGTGTCAGAGATGCCAAGGAGAGGTTCATACACTCCTTCCATTGTAATGTTGTTGCTTCCTATCTCAACAGGTTGTCCCCAGTTATCTTGATTCCAATATCCTTGATTATCTTTAATTATACCACCATTTTTTTGTTGGTCAACTGCCTGTGCACCAACAGCTACACCAACTGCTGGAACTGCCCAGAAATTATTCATTAAGTCAACAAAAGATTTTTTATCTTTTATATACTTTCTCATTCCATAGAAATTATTCTTCTTTGATATTTCGTCAAACATCTCTGGAGTGAATTGATCTTCAGGAGATAGATTTAGATCAAATCTTGCTTGATCCATTCTGGCTTTTATTTCAGTAGGTTTAGTATAATAAGAAATCCATTTCTTTTTAGATTTTGATTTAACTTCTTTTATAGTATTAACCCTTTGCACATTATCTTCAAATCCAAAAGGCTTTAATAACATATCTTCTTCAGGGAACGTCAGTGCTCTTCCATTACGATTTACTAAATGACTTAACTCATGAGTTCTAACTGATTCTAAACCTTTTTTATTAAATGGAAAATACATTGCCCTATTTACATATATTTGATCAGGTATTCCATAAGATAAGCCTCCAGTATTTAGAAAATACTCTAAATATTCTTTAAGTCCCTTATCTTTTAAAAGATCTATATATGATTTGGGTTGATACTGATTTAAGCTTTCTTTAGCATTTTCTATAAAATCATTTGAAAATCTTTTTATTGATCCATCATCAAAATCTCTAAAATTAGCAGAAGAAGCTATTTTTATTTTTCTCTGTAATGTTTCTGGATGTTCATACCATCTTTTACTCCAATCTAGACCTGATTGAGTTTTTAAATTAGCTGGATTAATTCCTCGAAATAATTCTCCAAAACTTGATTGTGTTGCTTTAGCTCCTAGTTGAACTGGTTTTCTTAGTAATCCTACTCCACCTGAAATCAGTGAAGGATCAATCATAGAAAGGCCAACAGATGATTTATTTGCAATAGAAGGATAGCCTCTTAACCAATGAGGTATATTTGCTAGTCTTTGTTCAGCATCTGCTGTTCTAATAAAATGACTAAGAGAGCCAGGTCCACGAAATCCTGCTGGCCCAACACCATATCCTACAGTGGGAGTAAAACTTTCTGCTGAATATACCAAGTCTTTTGGCAACAAAAACTCTCTTTTTGGTGCATAAGAAATATATCCTTGCAATGGATTTTGTGCAACATTAAATTTTGCTGCTTCTGTTGCAGGAAGTCTCATCTTTAATATTTCAGGAAATCCCTCGTATCCTCTTGTAGTTTGAATAGCAGGATCTGAATAGTAACCTATATCTCCTAAATCTGAACTAAATCCTCTTGCATAACCTGGTGCTTTTGCAACAGGAGAGTTAAGAATTTGATTGTATTCATATCTCTCCATGAAATCAAGATTATCAAGACCTTTGGATTCAAGTTCGTCTAATCTTCTTAATTCAGCTGTTTGTCCTGGTTTTTGAGTTCTAGTTAAAATTACATCTGGCTCTTTTACAGCAAATGGATTTATCTTATAAGTATTTTTTAAAGGAGTTTTAGTTGTTAGCAATTTCCCAGATGTTCTTAAAGCCTGTTGAACTGGTTGTTTTAATACTGTCATTGCTCCAGTAGCCATACCAAGCGCATCTAACGTATCAAATGTTCCTTCCAAGTTTTCTTGACTGAACATTTGTTCTCCTGTTATAGGATTTATTCCATCATTTAATCCATAAACAAGTGGTCCTGTAATTGCAGAAAGCGGATTTCCAAAACCTGGTGCCACCATTGCAAGATCCAAAATAGTTTTTCCTGTGCCTGTTAATTTTTCAAGAGGATTGTCTGAAAATCTAATAGTTCCTGGGATTCCAGTAAACTCTGCTCCAGTTTGTTGAAAATTTCTTACAGCACTAGATATATCTTTAGCAGTTTGTCCTTTTTTACCAGTGGTAGCAATAGCTCTAATTGCTCTTCCTATTGGACCTTTATCGTTGATATATCTCTTCTGTTCATTAGAAAGAGATTGATAGAATGGATATTGTTCATCGTAAGGAGTTACAACAATCTCAGGAAGATCGATTGTCTTAATATCCTCTTCGCCATTCTGTGCAGAAGGTATATCTCCACCATATTCTTTTTGAGGAATAGCATCATATACTGTTTCTGCACCAATAAGACCTAAAAGGGCTTTATTAGCTAACAGGTTCTTGTCAGTCATTTTACCAACCTTTCGAAAAGGTTCTATGTAATTTGTTCTACTCAAGCTTCCAAAAGCTTGTGGACTTAGAGGATATAATGGCTGACCTGGTTGTAAGTATTTACTGTTTCTTCTAAATGTACTTGATGCAAGTCCTCCAGCTAATCCAACACTACCTAAATTGATTGCAGCATCAAGATAATTTCCTTGACGAGAACTCATTGCAGCTTGCACAAGATCTACTCCACTTCCAACAATGTTTCCAGCTTTTCCAACACCTTGTGCCATTGGATTAGGAATAAAGTTTCCCACCTGCATCAAGTCTGTTGCAATATCAGCAATTGCTAATCCTTCTATAATAAGTTCTTCCAGAAGACCAGGAGCTTCTCTTAGCTGAGGTAGGCTTTGTAAATATTTTAAACGTTGATATTCAGGACTCATTTTAAGTTCAAGTCCTGCAATTTTATCAGCAATACCAGTATCTATATTTGTTGCATCTTTTTTGTACAAGAGATATGGATCGTTTTTTTTAACATTCTTCCCTATCTGTGCAGAAGCTTTTGTCTTCTTTGCGTATGGACCATTACTAGGAGCAGCACCAGCTGTACGTGCGTATGTGAATCCTACAGAACCTGGAATAGACATACCACCCATTGCGATTGGAGCCCCTTCCTCATCTGCAAGAGCAATAGTGTTCATAAGATTGACAAAGTTTTTCTTACCCACTCTATCAGTGAGTCTTTTAAACACTCTGTCTTTTCCAAAACTTTGTTTTGCTTTTTCAAAGTCTTCGTCTGTAAACTTTTTTCCTTTTGTAATATCATAGATGCCTTTGTCGTACATCATGAATCGAAGAGCACCTAAATCAGCTTTTGCTTCATCTGGTTTTTGTAAATGGATGTAGTCTTCAAGAGCTCTTATACTAGCTTCTCTTTCTTTAGATCCTTGTACACCAGACAATACAGGTTCTGCCATAGGAAGCATTGACTTCTTAAATATCTCCTGCTCTTTATCACTCATCAAATGTCTATTTGCTCCAGCAATGTGTGCAAGCTCATGAGCTAGAATAGCTTCTTTGCTTGTGCCAACATAATCAGAAGGATTGATGTTGACATAAGAAGGACTTCCATAACCTCCAGGCTTTGCTTCAGATGGTTGTCTTGTGCTATATGTAATAGGAGTCATTTCTTCTAAAGAACCTAATATAGATTCTCTCGAAGCTGCTGCACTAGGCATATATCCACCTCGGATGATTAAATCTTCTCCTGAAGAATACCCTGTAAGGAGTTGTCTTTTTGCATATTCAGGACTTTGAATCCATGCTTTATAAAACTCTGCTGGATCTTTTGTTGTTAAATATGGAACAGTGGGAGTTGGTTGAACACCCTGCATAGTTTGTTGCATGAGAAGATTACCACCTTTTTGAAACTGTCCTCCCCATGCAGGGGAATAGTTTCTTCCCTTTGTGTTATATCCTAAGCCAACAAAATCTTCAGAAAGGCTAACGTTTGAATCATTAGCGTTGTCTGCTTTACCAAAGTTATCTAACCATCCTTTCATATTACTTGTAAGAGATTTCTGCTGGTGCTATAATGAATTGACTTACTAAATGAGCATCTGATCGATTGTCAAGAATGTGTCTTATTTTCAATTCTTTTGCTCTAAGAGGTTCTTTCTTAAATGATCTTGCTCCATAGTCCATATTGATTTGATTCACTTCTTTATCGAGAGAAAGTGATTGACATGTTCTCACAAACAGAGGAACAGATTTATCCTTCACTACAGACCAGAATGTGTTATACTGATAGAAGTTATCACTCTTTGTGAAAGTGATTGTCTTGCTATTAGTATTCAATATAGGATATTGTAGATAGGAATTCAAATTGTTGATTGGTTTTGGTACAAGCTCAAGTATACCAGTGGACTGTTGTCCGTTGTATAGAACAGCTTTGTTAAACCAAGCATTGTCAAGTTCTATCCTTGATACATCATTACTCACACCATAAGGATCAGTAAAATATTTATACACCTTGGTGTAATCTTTTACATTCTGGAGTATTTCATCTTGATATTGATATGCAAAAGGATATTCAATAATATATGGTTCTATATGTCCATAGAAGGTGTTGTAGATAGTATGATCATTAAGGTGTCTCCATAAACATGCTGTTTGGATAGTTTCTACAGGAGTGTTTTGATACTCATCTTCTGTAATAGTTGTAACAGCAAATGATTTTTGATAAGCACACTTTCCTTCAGAAGTAATTGTAATTAAGTCAACATCATCATCTACAATATAGCTAATGCCTGTAGACACTTGTTCAAGTGTTACACCAGAAGCAATAACATTCCCATACGCATCTGTGATGGTGAAAGGCCCTGAGTTAGGGCCTGTCTTGGTTAGCTTTATTGTAATAGTCTTTGACATGTGGATTTATTTAATTTTAAGATGGAGATATTGTAGTTGTAGTGGTTGTCGCCACACAACATTCACTAATACTTCCTGATACAGGTGTTACAACAGCGTAGTCAAATGTTGGACTTGTAATCTCACCACATGTAGGTGGAGCTTCACACTGTACATCACTTGTAGCAATCAATACATTACCAGTAGTTCCTGAAGGTATAAATGTAGTTTGTGTTGAAGCATCGCTATAATGTGTAGTTACATTTATATCAAATGGAGCTGGTATTTGAGTTCCACCACAACCATCATAAAACTTTATAAACGTATCTGTTGTACTTGCAAAGAAGCCAGGACAATCAAAACATTCACCAGGAGCACTTTGTACACTTTCTATTACATAACAATGTGGACTAACTGTAGTAGTTGTAGTGGTGGTTGGAGATGGACTTTCAGTAGTGGTAGTAGTAGTAGTTGGCTCTAATGTAGTGGTTGTTGTAGTGGTGGTTGAAGTTGTAGGTGGAGGTGGACTACAATCACACTCTGGATTAAGACAACCAATGCCTTGAGCAAAGAACCCACAATCATCACTTATCACTTCAGTTACACATGCGGTGAAGCATAGTCCCTCATCTTGTGATGGAATGTTAAGAGTGATAGTTGCACCATTCTCATCTTTATAAACAAACGTACATCCACCAAACGGTGCAGAATCTAACTTATAACACTCAGCTGTAGGAGCAGGTGTTGTAGTAGTTGTTGTTGTAGGAGATGGTGTTGTAGTTGTGGTAGTTGTAGAACTTGTACTACTAGTAGTGGTAGTGGTAGTTGGCTCTCCTGTGGTAGTAGTGGTTGTTGTAGTTGGTTCAGCTGTGGTAGTTGTAGTGGTAGTAGAACTTGTACTAGTAGTTGTACTAGTTGTAGACGTACTAGTAGTCGTACTAGTTGACGTTGTGCTTGTTGTAGACGTACTTGTTGTAGACGTAGATGATGTAGTGGTGGTTGTTGGATTTGGAACCAATAAACCCACTAGGAAATCAAAGTCTTCACAGCAATTGTTTTGTCCTGAATAGAAGAAGTTGTTCTCAGCAACATACCAGTTTGGAATATAGCTATGGAAACTTATCCAACTCTTTGTATTCATATTGAAAGACAATGTCCATGATACATTACAGAAGTATTGCTCATCACTTACATTGATGTATTGTCTGATGGTTAGTCCATTGACAACATTATTAATGTAGAACTCTTGCTCCACTGGATCATATAGAATGTTATTTGACCTTGGTGCATAATCAAGCTTAGTGATAATCACTCTGTCATATACAGCATCATAAACACCATGAAGTCCTATTCCTTTGAAGTGGTTGTCAATATTCACTTCTGGAAAACTCTTATATATCATGAATGGTAGATGCTCAACAAAGAATCTATTCATCCCTGATCCAAATCCAGACAAATCAACAGCTTCTGTTCCTTTAATATTTCTATCATTTCCCTGTATCAAGAACACTTGTCCACGCTTAGCATCCACTGTAACTTGACCTTGTGGGATCTTTAACAACATCTTATGCTGACTTCCTACATATCCAAGATCAGTTTCTGCAAAGTCAACAGGAGGTGCTCCTCTAAACAATAGTGGATTACCTACATAAGCAGCTTGAGGATTGCTTGTATCAATAGTCAAAAGATTATTGTACATCAATGTCTTATTCTCAAATCTTGCAAGAATAGCTCTGTTCTGAATACCATCAAGAGCCACTAGATTTCCATAGTTCTGTGGGAAATCAAAATAAGAAATAGCTCTGTAAATGAGCCAGTTGTTCACTCTGTTGTCAGCATCGATGTTTTGTGCATCAGAATAGATGGCTCTGAATGGATAGTTTGTATAACAGAACTTCTCTTCCCAATCAGGAGGTAGATGAGTGAATGTATTCTCTCTGTTTTGCTTTGAGAATGTTGTATTGTAATAGTAGGTGTTGTCCTGTGCAATAGGCACAAAGCTCTGTTGAACCCAGTCATCTGGAATGTCTGTACTAACATGTGGCCAGAAGTCTCCTTCTCTATTATTGAATGCTTGTCTTAAATCTAGATTGTAAGAGCTTTCGCAATAGAAGTTTGGAATACCATAGGCAAACAAATAGAAGTAACCATCATAATATGTAATAGTGGAACTTGGTGTCACTCCACCAGGACCACCTGGAGGGAACGTTGTACTAGTGGTAGTGGTGGTAGATGTAGATACAATCACATCTGTTCCAACATCATTAGGACAATCAAAATTATGTGCCTTGTAAGAAATGATGTTTGCCATCACTCCTTGTCCAGGAATGCTGTAGTTCTCGAGAATTGATCTAGCAGAATGCCAGTATCTAGGATAGGCAACGTTACCTATCTCATCATAGAAGATGTCGCTATCATCAGGAGCATTCACCCTATTGTCAATAAAGAATGGAAGCTTAGTCTTGAATGCAAATCTGCTAATGAATGTATCACCACCAAACACTGTAGTGATTGGGTTAGGTGAATTAATTATGTATTGATAACCTGTATCAATTGTTTCATATGAATAGATTTGTCCCCACTGATTAACAATGGAGTTTTTCAATGATGCATAATATGAAACAACCTGTATCGGTTCTTCTTTAGCTGGTGTTGCACAATTTCCTATTTCTGAAATAGTGAATCTTGATCTATCTGTAACAATACTTGTAATACCAGAAAGCATGTTAGGACTTCTGTCAGGATAAGGAAGAACTGTAGTGTCTATGTTTGTTTTCATATACACAGAGCTTTCTCTGTTCCAGTTATTGATAGGAAGATCATCTCCTACAGCCTGAACACCAGGGATCAAATATCTTGCTATGTCAAGTTCTCTTTGTTTGATTCCTTGATTATCAGGAACACCTACGCCATAGTTGTAATCAGCAATAGAGTTAAAAGAGTAAGCATAATTCTTTCTAGTAATGCCATTGATATAAATAGTTAAATAAGACTGATACGCAGTGAACATAGCTGTTGCACTGAAAGGGGTAGTGATACCACCCAGTTTTGCAGAACTATCAAGAGCAGCCTTCTGAGCAGCTTCAGAAAGGAGTTTGTATTTGGCATTATCTTTCACTTCTACAAAGTGAGCTTTGCCAGTGCCAAACATTACACTTTCTAGCTTAAGAATATCTGCTAGGAATGGTTGACCAAATGATGTTTCTGGAGAGTTGAAGATTTGTCTATATCTATTCTCATCTGTAAAGCCATCTAGTAGTGTTGTACCACCACAATCTACTCCAGATCTCACTTGTCTGATTCTTCTTATTTGAGCATCAGCACAACTTGCTGTACATATCACTTCTGTACCAGCAACCACTTCAACAATGTCAGCTGTATCACCAACGCTTAAAACAGTTGGTCCTAAGAATCTATCATCATAAGATGCTGTAAATGTTGCACCAAAAGGAGCATCCAATTCATAAACATCATAGTCAGCATATCCAACTTCTCCTCCACCAATAATAAATCTTGGCTTACCAACAGAGCAAATAACATCATCTTGTATAGATGTGTAGTCTTTGTAGACAGCTTTGTTGTTCTCGCAAGAATAATATTGAATTCTTGCTAATGGAGAACCATCAATTGGATTAGTGCCAAGACTAGTGACGTAAACATCAAAAGGTTTACACTCGCTTTGGTAAGCGTTGTTGGTTGTTGTTAAGAATGGATCTTCGTTAAGATCGTTATAAGGATAGTTGGGGAAGTAGAAGGATTGTTCTTCTCTACTATATTCGCCAACGTTTCTAAGCATTCCCTTAGCAACAATAGACTTGTTAACACTTCTATCACCACGTACAATCTTAAATCCTACAATGTCAGCTTTTTGATCATCTGTAAGATTTGATGTTTGAATAAGAGTTAAGATTTGTGTAGGATCAATCTTCACACCAATAGGAAACACAGCATCATTGCCCATCACCATAGCTTGTGGTGTTGAGAAATTTTTACTCTGATATATTGGAGAGATGTTTACATCTGGGAACTTGTGGTGCCTGATTTTTTGTCCTGCAAGGTCTCCCCACACGTCTGTATTGCATGGGTATTCTTCAACAGATTCCCAATAGGCAAATTGACCAAATTGATATGGTCCTTTGTAAGCATCATTACTTGAATATTCTGGAGAGAATCCTGTGACAGAAGCTGTGTTATAAATCTTCCAATATGGTGAATCATGTGTAACTGGGTCAGGGTTTCCTATAAAGTCTGGATCTGTATCAGGAATTCTTGGGAGCAATTGCTCATACGCTGTAATTGCTCTTCCTGGAATATGGAATCCATCTGTTTGTTTTCCATTTTTTAGTAGGAAAACAATCTCAAAAGCATACACTTCATCACGAAGATATCCTCTAAGATTCGTTGCGTTTATTTCGTTTGCATAGTTTTCTGTTGGAGGAATTCTCCAAGTTTCCCACTGAAGAGTGATGTTGTTAGCAACTTGTTGATAATTGATTCTATCAATAGATGTTAACTGATCCCACACAAGAACATCCTGAACAGCTGTCAAGTCTTGAGCAATTTCATAGAATGGAAACTTCTCAAAGATGTCTTGTATTACAAGGTTGATTGTAGACTGACCTGTATAGGTGATTTGCTGATTATTGTTATCAATAAAGTATGTACCAACCAAATCAACAGATGTTACACCATTGATAGTTTTAATTACAGCTAGATTGAAATATTCAAACTGTCCAGATACATCAAGGTTATCAACATTCACAACAATCGACTTTCCTACAGGATAGTTGAAGTTGGGAGTGGTGACAAACTCATCAGCAATAGGTGTTGGATTGGTAACTGAATAATAAGAAGTGAATGGATTGCCAGATGGATCAGAATACTGTACAGCAAACTGATATGTACCAGCAAGTAGATTACCTCCACTGATAACATCAACTATTGTTAATTCAGGAATGTTGAAATTAGGCTGAAGCTTGAGTTGATTACAATCAAGATCATCTGTGTATACAGGACTGCATAGTGCAGTGCCAGATTTAAGAATCTTAGGAATGTCATCAATGTCTAGATATCTTCTAGGATTGTAGCCATCTGTCCAATAGATTTCTGTATTACAATTGGTAATTCTATGGACAACTTTATGTATTGGGTAATTGATATTAAAGTTTAGGCAAGGAGCATTAACAAGGACACGATATTCACAATCGTTGTTGTCCATATATCCTATTTGACTATCACCTGTAGAAGGGTTAGTGATGAAGAATATATGTTTGTTTTTCTCTATAATGAAGTGTTCACCTATAAGCACAAAACCTTCAGGGAAACGAATACACAATTCGTTACCAGGTTCGTTCTGATAGTTTACAGAATTGGAATCAAAGTTTTCAACAGCAGCGTTAAGAGCATAAGTTAGTCTACCCTTCTGAATTTGATTCAGGGACTGATCTAAGTTCAGTCCTGTAGTGGCATTATTATACTCCTGTTTAACGTTACCTTCTCCTTGCTCAGCCATAGGTATTAATTATTTCTTCTTCTTCCGTAACGATTTGTTCTGTTAGGAAGCTCATACATACCAAATTTATTCAATTGTTGTCTTATTCTACGCTGCTTAGTCCATACATCTTGCTTCTTAATCTCGATGTCAGCCATGATGAATGCTTCGTCAGAGAGTTGTTTGTAGTATGCAAGTTTTTGTTGAAGCTGATTAAATGTTTCATCGTTGGTTTGATTGACAAGCATCTCAAACACTTTGTATTTGATGAAGTGTTCTAAATACTCTCTAATACGATAATTGTCAGGAATAAGCTGGTTTCCAACGCTGTCGTAATCTTGAGCATAGAAAATGAGATGGACAATACCATTTCTGAAATTCGTGACAAATTTATTGTCTCTGATATCAAATGAGTCATAAGTGGATGAGCCTGGTGTAAAGTTATTCAATGGGGCAACTCCTTGTCCATACATCTCCCAGTTCTCTGTATAGTTTACATCACATTGCTGTCTTGCAGAGATGTTTCCTGGCTTAAGAAGATACATTCTTTGGTAGGACATTGCCACCTGATTATTTGTCTTGTAGACAGTTTGCATGAACTCAGGCATACAAGATCCATCACATCCTACATTTCCACAGCAAGGACTTGGAATAGCGCAGTCTGTAGTGATGGGACTCACTTGTATTGTAGTTTGTGTTGCTGCTTGAGAATAGAATGAATTAGCTGTTTGATATGGAAATCCATTGACAGCTGTGCACATCCATGCTTCTCTAACAGCATAGAAGTTGTCTGGAAGTCTTGCCTCAAAGTTATCAACATACAGAGGAGTCTCAGATATGACATATGTAGCTCTACCCAACTTTCTAAGACATTTGTCTAGATAGGTGGGGAACAACAAATCATCTACAGCACCTGTATCAAAGTAGCTTTTTAGCTCTTCTTTGACAGTTGCATAGATTGGATCTGGGCTTACGAAGTTAAATTTATAATAATAGCTCATTTCTAGTTAAGATTCCATGTTGCATAAATGTGTTGATACTTTTCATCAGACTTAATATACTTTGTAATCAATCTGGAATTATCCCTTGTAGGTTTAAATGTCCAGAAGTTAGAAAACTTAAATCTACATGATCTTCTAAACCACTTCCAACCAAAGAAATATCCTTCAGTGTGGTAGTTAAAGTTATAGATGTATTTTCCTTTCTCTTTAGTTTTTTTCCAGTCAACTGGTAGATTGATGTATTCTTTACCATCCACCACTGTAACCTTCACTCTTTTCTTTTTATTTATTGCAAACTCTCCTAAGCCATTTGGAAGTTTTATCTTCTCTCCTGTCTCAAGAATATGTTCAGCAAACATTCTATTAAACCCATAGACAATCTTCTTCCATTCTTCGAAAGAGATGTCTATTTCAGGTTTTTCACTCTTGAAATTTTTGTAGTTTTCTTTTGAGGCACTTCGCCAGTCTTTTGCTACTCTCATCTAAACTGTGGTGAGTTTGGTGATTGACCATCAATTCCATCATCAGTCATGTCAGTTTTCAAATTGAAATAGCTCTGAAGAAGCTTCTGTGAGGTGAGATCAAGCACTTGCTTCTCTAAATATCCTGGAAGAGCAAACTCCTTGTCAAGAGGATTCTGACACAGTTGATCAGTTGTATAGCTTGGAGTTCCACATCCACACTCTGGATACATGATGCTGTTAGGCACGTCTTCTTCAAACAGAGCTACAAACCTAACAGCTTGTAATGCTGGATTGCTAACATAAAGATAACCATTTGAAATCCAGAAATACTCTTCTTTTTTGATAACAGGAAGTTTTAATAGATTAAGATAACGATTGACAGTTATCTCCTTCATCTTCTTCCCCTGTCCAGACATTGCATTTATTGAATAAACACCTTGAATAACGTATTGATAATTTCCTTCAGATATTCTAGGAAGTTGATATTTTGATCTAGCGACAGAACAAGGATCTGCATAATCACAGCATTCTGAGATGGGCACCTCACACATCTCAAGACATGGGATGGTTGTAAAAAGTGTATCTGTTGCCCAGAGTTTTCTTAGATTGGTTTCTCTCTTTATCAACAATAATGCATTATTTCTCACCTCAGACGCAATTGCTCTGTCTGTAATGAGACTATCTGTTGATATGATCTTGTGCGTTGCTCGCACGTCAGATACTAATTTTCTTAATGTTGACATTTTGTGTTCCTGATTTTCAGAGTTATATGTACTCAAATTTAATCATTTTTCCAAATAAAAACTCCCAGACACAAAATGCCTGGGAGAAACCCTACAAAACCAATAAAGTAGAGTTTATTTAATTGGATGTAAAATTGGTTTTATTCTGCAACCACAGAAGTGGTTGTTGTACTAGTTGTTGGCACCCCTGTTGTTGTGCTAGTTGTAGTTGGGACAGGAGGTACATAGTCACCTGTAATCGTAAGATTGAGTTGTTGAGCAACCCAGTCCCACGCGTAGGAGTCAACCTCCCACTGAGTGTATGCTTCGCCTGTCATGCTCAAGTTTCCTTGTGCTAACTGAGGACCAACTGCTAAGTCTACAGTTTCAGCAAACAGCTGATAGTAGAATACTGCACTTGTTCCTAGTGTTACATTAATAGCGTAAGCATTTAATATCTTCGCTTCTTGTACTGTTCCATTGTCCCAAATGGATACTGGTTCAATTGTTTTCATCGTATTTTTTCGTTTAGTTCTTGTATTGCTTTAATAAGTATTGGTACTAGTTTAGAGTAATCAACTCCCTGCATATCTTCAGCGTCCTTACTACCTGTTACAGCGTAGTTTATTACTTCCTGTAACTCGTGTGCAAGAACACCATAAGACCTTGTCTTGTCAGACTTCCATTCAAAGTCATAAGGCTTGATTCTGCTTAGCAAATCTAGTCCATTAAAGTCTTTGATGTCCTGCTTTAGTCTATAGTCTGATGATGTATTGTAAGCAGTGTCAGTTCCATCAGTTGAGATTGACCCTACAAAGCTACCATTATAACTGAATCTTATGATTGAACCTGTCACTCCACTTAATCCTACAACCATTGCTGTAGATGTACTGCTCTTTATAAACTGTGCATTACCTGCAACATTCAATGTATAGCCTGCATCGGTAGTTGTACCCATTAATATGTTTCCACCTGAAGTAATTCGCATTCTTATAGACCCACTAGTTTCAAATGTTTGATGATTGTAATTTGAAAATAGTAATGGTGAACTGTTCCATGTTCTAATAACTCCAGTGGTCCCATCATAACCAATCTGCAAAGATCCAACGCTTGTGGTAGTTGGATTTGATAATCCTGTACTTGTTATTCCACCAGCAACGTGTAGTTGGTCTATAGGGTCATTAGTGCCCATTCCAATTCTACCGTTAAAAGCAATTCTCATTCTTTCAGTACCAGCCATTGGATATACATCACCTGCACTATAAGACGTTGTGCTCGTATGGAATGTAATGCCTTCTGAATAGTACATCTTAATCATTGAGCTGTACCATCCGCTATTTACAACATTGACTTGGTTAGCAACAGAAGCACTTGCTCTTAAGTTGTGACCAAGTATGCCCATTGCACCACTGATAGTTTGGCTATAGAAGTTGTAACCCCCAACATTCAAACCTTGATTTCCTGAAAATATAGATTCATCAAAATAACCTACTCCATTTACTCGTAATCTTGACCCAATATCCGTTGTCGTTCCAATCAAGACGTTGCCAGGAGAACCTCCAGTTATTGTCATTGTAGGAGTTGACCCACTATTTGCAAAAAAATTAAAATTATTTCCATTGTATTGTATAAATCCATTGGAACTTGTAGAATTTATAAATGACAAATCTACATAAGATATACTTGACTGAAATCTACCAATTGTTCCAGAGCCATTTACATGAAACAATGTACCAGGACTACTCGTCCCAATCCCAACGTTACCACTACTACCTACATAGACATCATATGTTATACCAGTTACATCTTTAATATCACTCGTACCAACTCTAACAATTCCAAAATCTTGTCCTGCTATACGAGAAATAACGGCTTCATGGCCTCCATATTTCATGAAACCTATTCGTTTTTCACCTTGAGCGTCTACTATTAATCCAGAGGCTTCACCATTTATATAAACATTTCCAGAGTCTACATGGAGTTTTTCTGTTGGTGATGTAGTACCTATACCAACACTACCAGCATTAAAACTCATATATCTATCAGCACTTGTACCATCACCTATTGCTCCATAAGTTCCATTAGCACTAAGTTTTAACATTGTAGTAGTACCATTAACAAGAGAAAGAGCGGGTCTATTTGCAACTATAGATGAAATTGTAATACCATTATCTGCGCCTCTTACTTCTAATTTATCATTTATTGTTGTAGTACCTATACCAACACTACCTCCTGAGGTGATGCGGAGGCGTCCAACATCATTTGTGCCTATATCTAAATAGTGATTTGTGCTTGTTCCAATAAATCCACCAGCAGCATTATTTATATAATTTACAATACTTGCACTTCTATTTGAATTGCTTATAAATACTCCACAAACAGCAGAAGTATTTTGAGAACGAACATCTATCATGCCGCTTTCAGAACCAAAATTAAATGGATTATTAGTATTAATACCTACTAACCCCCCACTCGTGATGCGCATTCGTTCGGCAAGAGTCCCAGTATTACTAGTATAGAATTCTAACGAACCAGAATTATCGGCACCTCCTCTTGAGCTTTCTATCCCTGCAACATAATTAGTCTTGTGATAAAACGCCAATGAAGCAAACGTACTATCCGCAGTTCGAGCTCCCTGTATATTTAACGCTCCACGAACATTACCAGAGACCCCAGCAGATATGCTTAATTGTTTAAACCCTGCTTGTATGCTTGGACTAATCGTTCCAATGCCGACGTCGCCACCCGAAGTGATGCGCATTCGTTCGGTGTTGTTTGTACCAAATGCCAATGCTCTAGCTCCACGACCATTTATACCAAAAGTATCATTTCCACCGCTACCAAATATCTGCTGAGAAGTTCCTATATCTGCAATAGTTGTATTGTTTGTACCCCAAACAATGTATCCTCCATTCGCATTGTTAGAATTAAATTCGCCAATTTGTCCTGCTGAATCTGTTACTCTTAGAAAAGGTGTAGTCACACTACTGCTGAAGGTAGCTGTCCCTGTGGAGGCGATGGTTAGTCTTGGATTAGCCCCTCCCGTTGCAAAAATTAAATTAGCAGTTGACCTTATTGCAAAATTAGTAACCCCACCATTGGTAACACCTTCCGCATTACCAATCATTCCAATGTTAGTACCTGAATTTTGTATTAAAATTACAGGCCCATCTGTGTTTGTACTATTAATAGTAAAAGAATTTTGCGCTGTACTACTAAAGGTCGCTGCGCCTGTAGCTCTAGTGAGAGTTAAAGCATTGTTAGAAGTTCCATAACTATAAAATACTAAATTACCAGTAGAGCCACCATTGGCTATTTGCCAATCAAGTGTATTATCTTTTGTTAGTAATATACCACCATCTTGTGTAGAATTTTTATTAAGCCATAAATAATATGCTGTTGAAGAATTTGCCCAGTTAAATCTAAAGTTACCACCTTCAACTTGTAATCTTGAACCTGCATCTGAGGTTGTTCCAATCAAGACGTTGCCACCTGATGTGATGCGCATTCGTTCGGTTGCATTGGTTCTAAATGCTAAATCAACATTATTTGCTGGCCCAATTAAAGCAATTCCAGTTCCACTTGGCTCCAAGTTTATTTGAGCATTTGTATTTCCAGATAATGCTTGGATGTTTAACTGAGATAGAGTATTAGAAACAATATGTAAAGGATTTGTCGGACTATTCGTCCCAATTCCAACGTTGCCGCCTGAGGTTATGCGCATTCGTTCTGAACCGCTTGTTTCAAATACTAATGGTAACGCTCTTTGCTCACTTATTCTTGATTCTGAAGCAATTGAATAAAAATAAGCAGATATTGTTCCATTTACTTTAGTTGTATATCCTCCGCCATTTGCTCCATCAGTTGTAAGAAAAGAATATCCTGTTGCGGTTGTCGGGGAATTAGTGTTAATACCAATAGCATTAGTTCCCTCATACATAATAGAATTCCCAATCGTAGATGCTCCCGTAAACTTAGGCAAGTAGTTAGTAGTGCCTGTTCCTGTAATTTGATTAACAGGTGTTGTTCCAGAAGAACCTGATGTTCCACTAGTTCCATTGTTTCCATTAGCACCAGATGTTCCGCTTGTACCACTAGAGCCTGTTGTGCCAGAGGTTCCAGACGTAGCAGACGTACCGCTAGTACCAGAGGTTCCACCTGTACCATTAGTGGCAGATGTTCCGCTGGTTCCGCTTGAGCCAGAAGTGCCTGTAGTGCCTGACGTACCAGATGAGCCACTGGTGCCAGTGGTACCGCTAGTTCCACTAGTACCTCCTGTCCCATCTGTAGCAGATGTTCCTGATGTCCCTGAAGAGCCTGATGTCCCTGTAGTTCCAGAAGTGCCTGAACTACCGCTAGTTCCTGTAGTGCCACTGGTTCCACTAGAACCACTCGTTCCAGTGGTACCTGATGTTCCTGACGAACCATCACCACCTGTAGCACCATCAAGATTCACTTGCCATGCACTGTATGTACCAGAGCCAGTGAGTCTAAACACTACAAAGCTTAGAACACCAGTTAATGGATCGTATGATGTTACTTCTGCCTCGTTGTGGTTATTTGCATCGTAAGCAATAATGATAGACTGACCCACTGTATAGTTCAGTCCTAATCCCACTGTAATAGTTCCAGTGTTTCCCGCTGCTTGAAGTGTATATGTTGAACTGGATGACGTAGCAAATCTATCACCAGACAAGCCAGAAGATCCAGAAGTACCAGTGGTTCCACTAGTGCCTGAAGATCCGCTTGTCCCAGTGGTACCGCTAGTGCCTGAGGAACCGCTAGTTCCTGTTGTACCACTACTTCCGCTAGTACCACTGGTGCCATCTAAACCTGTAGTTCCACTGGTTCCACTACTACCACTAGTTCCTGTCGTTCCGCTTGTACCAGAACTACCACTTGTTCCTGTGGTTCCAGAAGTACCTGAAGTACCAGTGGTACCGCTTGATCCAGATGTTCCAGTGCTTCCACTAGTGCCACTACTGCCGCTTGTACCTGTTGTTCCGCTAGTACCAGACGTACCAGCAGTTCCGCTAGTTCCTGTTGTACCAGAACTTCCTGAACTTCCACTTGTACCTGTAGTACCAGAACTACCACTAGTTCCAGATGTTCCAGTGGTTCCACTTGTTCCGTTTGATCCATTAGCACCACTTGTCCCACTTGTTCCGCTGGTTCCTCGTGTACCTGAAGTACCAGAAGTTCCTGCTGAACCTGTGCTACCAGACGTACCACTTGTTCCAGCTGTACCACTTGTACCTGCTGGACCTGGGACATAGCCTAGAATGGCATATATATCAAGATCTGTAATAGGGCTAGCTGCTGTAACTAGTCCTTTTGAATTTACAGAAAACTTCAGAGGAGTGATTGCTGGATATGGATTAGCATTTGCATTTTGTAATGTCAGTGTTATTGTGCTTTGTGTAAAGCCTGTACCAACAACATCTCCTGTAAATGAGATGGCTTGTGGAGACACTACTAATGGTGTTGTTGTAAGACTTGTTACAAGTCCTTTAGCGTTCACCGTCACCACTGGAATCAGTTGTCCAGCACCAAATGTTCCTGGGTTTATATTGACAGTGTTTAATGTAAATGCTACAGCACCAGGTCCTGTTGCTACACCATCTCCAGAGAGGGCTGTAATATAGTTTCCTGGAGGTTGGAAAGATGATGAATCTAGTGTTCCATCACCCTTGACAAACTGCGAAGATGTTCCTCCTGTGGTGATGTGTTTTGCAGCCTTGAGGTTGCCTGTAAACTCAAGTGTGAAATTACCACCAATAGTTGTGTTTTGAATTAAGCTACCACCTAATTGGACAGGTTGGTTGAGAGCTGTTTGTACTATACCATTGTTAAAAATATAACCTATGCCAGAGTTTACAAAAGCCTGATTGATCTTCTGTATAACAAGCTGTAAATTGTCATTAGTCTGTACACCAATGTATAATAAATCTTCCCCCTCATAAAATACACAGGAAGATGATAACAGAAGAGGACATGGGCTGGCTCCGCATATAGAACTCATAAGCTTGGTTATTTAATTGTATTATTAGCAAGAAGTTGCTGCACTCAATACACCACCACTTGATACTGTCCACTTAGTACTCAAATTGGTTATGTAAATATAACCACTATAAGTAGTTGTTAGACCAGTGTTAGTATATAAAACTACACCATTTGCTAGTGTAGGAACAGAGGTGTACAATGGAGACAACAATACAGCTGATGTACAAGGGCTAGAAATATTCACCAGTCCTCCTAAATACCAAGTGTAATATCCAGGTCCTGTAGTGGTCGTACTTGTAGTGCTGGTTGTACTAGTTGTTGGACCAGCTGATGTACTGGTTGTAGTGGTTGTAGGTGGCGTTGGAGAAATTTGTTGCTCTATTAAAGAAATAGCATAGTCAATTTTTTCTAACACAGTGGTGAGGTCATCGCAACTTTGGATGCCTGTTCCTGCTAGGTTTGGACCTATATATTTTATGTTTTCAGAAGAAACAAATTTACATTGTTCACCACTGCAACCACAAGGACCTAAAGATCCACATCCTGGGCAATTAGCATTAAATGGCATAGTTTTATGGGATATACATGATATAATAAGCACCAATTGTAGGCTGGATATTGCTATGGCTCAATCCTCCACCTGTTGCATCAATAACTACACTAGTTGTGACACTCACTGTAGCATTGCTAGTTGGTCCAAGATCGGCACTTCCAGATGTACTCTTAAGTCTGTATGAGAAGTTGTTACTTCCATCAAACTCAGTATCTAGAGGGCTAGTGCTAGTGAGGTCACCAATATTAATACCATCTTTAGCAATAAAGTGTGAGTGTGGAGCAGCTGTTGATGTAGCTGTTGCTGTGTGAGTGTGAGCAGGAATTTGATTAGCTGTCAGAGTGACGTTATTCAATCCCTGCACACTATTCAATGAATAGCTTGGGTTACCTGGTGTTGAAGGATTGACAACAGAACTCATTGGTATTGTACCAACCATGCTTCCATCTGTAGTTCCTACAGCAACACGTCCTCTCTTGTCTGGTGTACCATTGCTTCCATTACACAAATACACATTTGCAAACAAACCAGATCCTGCTCCTGTAACATCAAAACCTGCAATAGAGCCATAGTATTCATACGCAACGTATGGTACCATTTTATTCTTGTAAAGGTTGGATGGAGCAATGCTATTCAAATAAGCTTGAATAAGCGTATTCAAATCAGCAAGCTGAACATAATTGGTTGTTACATCAAGTTCTAGTGCTGCCAAGTCAGCTGCTGTAGAGCAAAGCTTATTGATAGCTGCTTGAAGGATGTCATGTGTATCAGACGATGCTGTTACACCTGTAAGACATCCAATTGTGTAATTAGCGTTAAGGGTGGTGAGGGTTGATTCAATTGCTGTAACACTGGTTTTTAAAGAGCAAATTGATTTGATCAGTGCTGAGATTACATTATTTAGTGTTATGTCGCCAGACACTGGAAGAAAACCACTCACCAATGCGCACAGGTCAGCTGGTTTAATGACAGGAATAATGCCATTACCAGTAGACAAATCTATGATGAATGTTGTAATTTTTAATTCAACATCAGCAAGACTGTCACCATTGGAAATATCAAGAGCAGGAATATTATATCCTGTATATTTTACACACTGATCAGATATAATTTCAGTGCATCCATTGAAGCAATTAGAGCAGGCCATTTATTTATATTTTAGAAGTTTTACTTTACTAGCTATTTGACAAACGCTATACATTTTAGCGTAATCTGGGTTACAATACTTATATGTCAAGATTCTTCTGTAGTTAAGAAGATCTATCATCGTTGTGTATGGAACTGGCATATTAAGCGCAAACACAGTGTTATTGTACAGATTCTTTGCCACTTCTGCAATCTTGCACTCTATATCAGCCAGCAAATCAGGAATTTCACCACATTCAGAACACGAAGTTAATCTAGGTTGTAACATATTTATTGATTTTGAGGAGTGGGTGGTTGAACTGTGATTGATTCTTTTTTCTTCTGTGCACAGAAAGCACACAATCCATTTTTAAGATTGCATCCACATCCTACACTTGCTCCACAGCTTGAACACTTTGCCATATTAGTAATACGTTGTTACTGTTGCGTAATTGTTTCCTGAACATCCACAGTTGTTTCTTATGAAGTTGTTCAGCATTTTATCAGCTTGAAGATACAATTTATTTGCTTCAACTGCTGCACAATTATTTGCAGCTGCTATAGCTCCATTGATGAAGAATGATATAGTTGTAAGCTCCACCTTAGATTGTGTCTTAATTGCTCTGTCACACTCCATCATGTCAAGCTTCATAAATGCCTCATCAAACTTCTCTTGAAGTCTTTCAGTACGCATGATAGTTTTCTCAACAAAGTTTACGTTTGCTGGTGCCACTGAATACTTTAGATAATAGATTCCATCAGGAAGAGGATCATTACCAAGTGGATTGATTCCCAAGTTTGAAGTGGTAAAGACATTCAAATCATTCACTACAAATGGAAGGTTCACTATTCCAAAGTTTGGAACATTTATCTCAATAGATGGAGATGTAACATTTGGTGGGGTAGTTGGATAGATAGACGCATCAGCAACAGCCAATGTTAGCGTGTTGTATGTTGGAACTACGAGAATATCTAGTTTCAGAGTTGGCATGGGAGTTATAAAGAAAATGCCAGAGGATTTTGAGAACTAATCCTCTCACCCTCTGGCATAGGTTATAGAAATTTTAACTTACCTCTATCCCCTGATTATGGAATCAGAGTGGTTGTGCTAGTAGTTGTACTAGTTGAGCTAGAGCTAGTAGTGGTGGTAGTAGTGATACAAGCATTGTTATCAAGTACAGTACCAAGAGCAGCCTCAAGAACAGCCTCAACAGCAGCAGCAATACCAGCGTTACCTGGAGTGGCAGCGTTAGGAACAGCAATAATAACCAAGCTATCCTCATAAATGTAGTCACCCCACTGATAAGCAGAACGATCAAACTGATTGAACTTAATGTAGTAGGAGTCATAAATAACACCAGTGCTTACATAACTTTCAAAGTTCTCGTTGTAACCATTCATTCTGTACAAGTGCTTCAAGTAACCTGCTTGATAGCTGTAGAAGTTTTTCTCAAGTTGAGCAATTTCTTCAGCAGTACCAGTTGGATAAGAAGCTCTCTGTACAACAACAGGGTTAGCAACGATATCGCAGTTATCCGCTACAATGAAGTCAGCAGTAGTAGCTGGACCTTGGTATACGAATGTTCTGAAGTACATTCTGTCATACTCCCAAGGGAATGCAGCAATATCGCAAGGCTGGCCATATTTGGTAAGAGGCTTACCAGAGATACGAAGAACAGCACTAGAGTTGTTACCAATTCTCTGGAATGTATAGAAATCAGAGAAAGTGATATTGTCAGGGTTGTTACCAGGAGCTGCAAGGTTTAGTTGGAAGATGAACTGATCGATCAACGCAGGAACGTTAACATCAGCGCAAGGATCAGCACCACAATCGCAGCAAGGAGCTTGTACAGTTACTGAACGAGTGAAACCGTTAAAGTACAAGGTGTCAAGGTAGCTAGAATGAGCTCTTAGAGTAAGAGTCACAACTTCTCCACACTGTACATTCCAGTTACCTACATCAGTAATTTGGACAGCAGGAGTACCGCAACCTGATACTTTGTACCATTCAGTTACGTTAGAAGAGCAACCAGAACCAGATGGGCAACCCTTGATTTTATCAGAACGCTTAGAGCCTTGTAGGTAGGTGTTTTGTCTACCTTGAGCTACATAGAAGTATGGAGCAGCAGCAATGTTACCAGCTGTAGCCACACTGTAGTCGTTTCTGAAGAAACCAACTTGACCAGCAGTTAGATTTTGAGTAGAACCAGAGCTAGGGAGCGATGTTTGCCCTACTGGAACTACAAAAAGGGTGGTTAATGAGAAATCAGCCATTTTTTTGTGTTTTTTAAGTTTGTTTATTCATTTGTTTGTATTCTGAACTGCGCACTTTGTACAGCAGATGCATTCTCTGTATACATTGCAAGGTTTTGGACAGTTAAATCAACTAACTCATCTTCTAGGTATTCTTCAAGTTCGCAATTAACATCTGTAGATGGTTGACCATCGAACCTGACATAACCTGCCTTATCAATGTAGATTGGATATCTCATATAAGAGATGTATATGTCACTAGGAGTGAACGTCCCATCTGTGAATATACTAATTTCATCTGAGGAGAGGAAATTAAATGTCTCTTGATATTCGAAAGATGGCTTATAGTGAACGTTGTTCAATAAGAACTGCAAATCACCATGTTTTGCCAAATCTTTGTTTATCCATATTTGTCGATCCTTGCACACTCCCTTGTCAGCTAAAACATAACTGTCAATGTAGAACATGTACTTTGGATTTAGTTTATCAATATCTGCTGCCCACTGATTTAGTGTTTGATTTTTCAAGTAGAGGTTTAACTTACCATTATTATAACTAATGACAAGTCTTTGTAGGTCTTCATAACGCTTCTTAAAAGAGTCAAGACCCATTCCACTAATAACACTAAATCCATCAACCTTTTGTTTGATGAGCTTTATTTGAGCTTCGTTAAGCGCAAGTATTTTATCTTCGAGTTGAATCTGCTGATGCTCATTGGTCGATAGTTTATTTAGTTTTTGATCAATCTTATATAATAAACTATCTACAGGTATCATACAGAAGCGAGTTTCTTAGATTTCAACTTTTGTTCTAGGGTGATTAGTTCATCTTGATTATCATCGTTAGCCAAGAACTTCACCAATTCATCTTCATCTTTTGCCACTTCATATTCACCTTCAAAGACACGTCCACTGGACTTAACTCTGTACACTGAATGTGCGATGGCTTGTTTAACCAAATCTTTAATATGGAGTAGGTTTTCTTTCATGTCTGCAAATCTGTTAAACACTTCGATTGTTGACAATCCTTGGTATTTACCAGACTTGAATTCAGTCTGTTTAAGAATGTTATCCACTTGGTTGTATACAAATTCTTCTTTAGAATCTTCTGTAACTGGAAGTCCTAGAAGTCTTGCCACTTTTCTCTTCTTTTCAGGAGTCATTGAATCAAACTTAGCAATCGCCTTGTTGATCAACTGTTTCTTCTTAAACACTACAGCATTTTCGATATCATCATCTACAACGTAGAATTGTGTATCTGCTGGATAGTCACCTCTTTCCCATGCTTGATAAGAACTAGCAATAGTTGGATGAACTCTCAACCAAGAGAAAGCAAGTTCTTGAAATGGAATAGATAGGTCAAAATAATTATCACCATCTAGAAGCTTAACTGGTTGAACATGTCCTGTGTCATCTGTAGACTTAGACATACTATAATTCCAGAAAGAAGCTCTTGGTCCAAGATCCATTCCTCCTAGAGCATTTTCAAGTTTCTCTCTCAATGTCTTCACACGTTCAATCTCAATTTCACGTTCTGTGGAATCTGAAATTCTTTTGATGTAAGCAGCGTCAGCATCTAAGCCTGTTCTATATCTTCCATCAAGCTCCTTGTAAGGATATTTAAAAACTCCAGTTCCTGGAATTCTTGTTAATCCTTTCTGTGACAATCCTCCTTGCATGGTTTGCATACCAGCACTGTTGTACTCCTTTTTAATCGTGGAGATTTTTCCAAGTTTATTACCCATATGTAGTTGATTTGTATTGGTTTGTTTTTGCAGAGTGTGCCAATCAAATGGCTAGGCTCACTGACCCACACTCTGTTTTGAAACGTTTTCACGTCAATCCTAGAGGACTACCCAAGGAAGGGTGTATAAAGCTCCCCCCATGAAACATGAGGGGAGATTTTATATTAGAACTGTGGAATTTCTTCGATTAGAACAGTTCTTGACAAGTCTTCGATGAATACATCGCATCTGTCTTGCATCCAGATCTCATAGCCTGGGAATTTGTTGGCAGAAGACATACCCTGAGACTTAGCAAAGCCTAAGTGGTGTCTACGTCCATCGATATATCCCCAAGTCATAGAAGGAGCACCTTTCATTCTCACCTCACGAATGTTGTTGACCATAGAGCCATCAGACATTGGAGACACATCAAATACCATGAACACTGGCGTACTCTTCTTGTTCTGTCCAAATTCCAAGTTGGATTGAGGAAGATCAAGTTCTTTCAAGTGGATAAGTTCCACACGACCAGTTTCACGAGTAACCATTGCATCGAATGCAAAGTTGTAAGTGATGTGCTGTCCTTCTCCTTGCAGATATCTGTTTCCAGAATCTGCCACGAAGCTAAGGCCAGAGTTCAATGCATCAGCTTTCAAAGCCTGCTGGAACACGTCAAAGCCAGCTTCGTTAGTGTACATTTTCACTCTTCTGTCCTTAACATCCACACGTCTGTAGAACAAGTCTCCAAACACAGAACGAATAAGGTTTGCAGAGAATTCTCCACGATTGTATTGTACCAAGTTACCATTGTTACGCATTCTGTGGTAAACACCAGCAGATACACGCTTCAATTCTTGCTTAGATCCATTAGTTTTTACAGTGCCAGGCTTAGACCAAATCATACGCTTCACCTTAAGTTCAAGCATTGACTTTCTAAGTAGGAATTCTACAAATGGCTCCCACTTAACATCGTTACGAGTTAGAGGAAGTTGGTTTCTGCGCTGAGGAGCGTACACCAAGATGTCAAGAGCTTTGCCAGAAGCATCTCTCAGAGTCTTGTCATCAGCCCATGCAGTGATTTGGTGTTCGAAACCATATCCAGAACCAAGAGATTCGAACATAGTGATTTTCTCACCAAGTCTTGGCAAACCAAGAAGGTCTTGATCAAATTCACCAATTGCAGCATCAATCAATTCAAGTTCGATACCAATTTGCAAGAATGTAGGGCTTACGAAGTCCACGATTGGGTTATCAGAAACCAATGTGAAGCTGTAAAGGAATCCTGCATTCCAAGGAACTGGGTCCTTAATCACATACCATCTTGGACCATACTGACGAGAACCTACAGAAACGATAGCGTTCTTAGAGAATTCGTTAGTGTCCAATACCACCTGAAACTCCTGACCATCGATACCTGGCTTACTCAACTCAGCAGTGGAGCTAGGGACGTCAATGATTTTAGGAAATTTGTAAGGAACCTGTACTTCCCACTTCCAAGAATCGCTGTTGTTGTCGATGTAGTAAGGAGTGGACTTGTTGATCATATCAAGGAAGTCGTTGCTGTACAATGAGCTCTGAGTGTACAAGGAGATGATCTTCTTGTCATAGTCAGCTGGCTCAGTGGAGTGAAACGACTCCAAGTGATTTGAATCAGTTAGCTTTCCTACAGCACGTTTGTCCATTGACGCAACACGAGCATAGGTAAAGCCTGTTAAACCTGGGATTGTTTGAATTGCCATTGTTTTAGACTTTGTTTATTAATTTATAAGAACCATGAGTTCGCTTTTCCAGGATTGCCACCAGAAGCAGGTTTTTTACTTGTCTGCCTTGCAACTTCCTCAAATAACTGGGTTGACTTTTTAGTCACCCCTGTTCTTTGTATGGTAGATAATGTAGGATCTTTTTCTAAAATCTTAAGAAGAAGTCCCACCTTAACTTTCATAGCGTGGTTCTCAGGTCTCTTAAGTTCCAGGATAGTCTTGTCAAAATCTGTCAGGGTTTCACCTGAAGGAGTTTTGTACTTGTCTACCAAAAGGAAGTCTTGTAGTTCTGATGCCAATTTGGGGTTTAATGGAATTCCATCAAACTCCTTTGTTTTCAATTTGTCTTGGAGGACAGACTGAACGTTTTGTATATATTGATTTCGAATCATTGCTTTTTGCTGAAGTTGTTGCTCAGCTTGTTGCTCCATTTGTTGCAACTTCACTGCCTCCTTCTTGACAAGCACTTTGTGATGCTTGCTAGCAACTGTTTCTAAATCACCATAGTTTCTAAGCCTTTCAACTTCTGTTGTGATGTCTTCATCGTCAAATCCTTGATCTGACAATGCTTGTTTTATCACTCTCACTTGGTTGTCTTCATTGGAAAGATCCAACTCAGCAAAGCTTATCACATTGTTGTATACACCAAAATAATCTTTAGGGTTTACACCCTTTACAAATATGGCATCAAACGCTTTTTGGTAATCTTCTCCAAACTGCCCAATGAAGTTGTCAACAATTTCTATTGCACCTTTTTTCTTTTCTGCATTAAACTTCTCCAGAAATTGTTCTGGTGTTTCAATAACTGTATCCTCCTCATCATCGTCCTTTGTGAAAACACCAAGTTTGAAAAGGTCTTTGGAGAGAGAAACAAATGGGGACTCTCGTACATCTTCATCATCAGCTTCTTCAGCTTGCGCTTCTGGTTTAGCTGGTGCTACAACGTCTTCATTTTCCTCATCTTCTTCATCGTCTCCAAGAAAGTTTTTCAAAACATCTTGAGGAGTGGTCTCTTCACCATCTAGTTTTTGTACAACTTCTTTACCTTTTGAAACTTCTGGTTTTTTAGGGGCTTGGGGTTCTTCAGCTGTCTTTACAATTGCCTCTAGTTTGTCAGGATCTTCTGTAGAAGTTTCTGGAGAGAACAAATCATTCAATAGCTCTGTACTACCAATTCCCATTCCCAACGTTTCTTCGATACCAAAGTTACCAAGTGATGGAGTGTCTAGGTTGTCTGCCATATATGTAGTTAATTATCTGATTGGTTTGTATGATATAAATGTACTTTCGTTTATAAAATAATCAAATAAGAAATAATCAAAATTGTTGTTTTTTTGACACGTATAGCATTAAGTATACTTTTTCTACTATTTTTTATTTCTTATTGTTTTTTGATGCTCTATTAGAAGCATTTATTTTAGCCACTTCTACATCATTCTTCATATTCTCTCTAGCAACATTAAGCTTTTCTTTTTCAAGTTGCATCTTCTGCATCGCTTGTAGATTTTTAGATTGAATATCCTGCATCTTTAATTGATAGTCTTGCGCTGCTTTAGACTGTTGCATAGATAGATTTGATATCTCTAATATATCAGGAGTGCCTGATTCATCAACATCTTGTATTGCAGCTTCACCTCTTGCAGAAGCATTAATAAGAGCAATTTCTTTCTTATTAATTCTATCAAGTTCTTGTTGATAGTTTTGATTAGCAAGCTCTTCTTGTTTCTGTTGCTGTTGAGCCTGTATTTGAGCAGCTGCAATTTGTTGTTGCTGCTGAAGCTGCTGTTGTTGAATCTCTAGTTGTTGATCTTGTAGTTGTTGTTGTCTATCTTTTAGAGTTTTGAATGTCTTCTTCATTTCTCTCATAGACTTAGTAGAATACAACTCAATTACATCATATAGTGTGCCACCATTCTGAATGACAGCCTGAGACAACTGACGCAACTCGTTGAACATTTGTGTATCTTCTGGTCTGTTTGTTACAAACACTTTCAAATCACGTAGTTTCAAATCATTACCATTCACTTGTATAAATGCAGATTCTCCTTCTGCTGTAATATATGACAATGTAGACATAGGCTTAGCACTTTCTACATATTGAGCAGCATCTACAATAGCTTGATATAGTTGACCAAGAACATACTCATGTGCAACAAATAGAGGCTCTGTCTGAGCGTATGACTGACTGACAGCTGTATTCACACCTGTAGCAGATTCACTGGCCTGTATGCTTCCTAAACGCTGTCTAGACATTCCTATTAGCTCCCAACATTCGTTCTTTAGCTGTAGAGCAAGATTATATCTAGATTGAATTTCACCAGTTCTTGTAAGATCTATATTTCTTGCAATTGTGGTGTTAGATACAGCAGCTTTTGTATTCTCTGGGCTGTCATCATCAAATATAATACCACGCTCTCTTGCTTCCATTTCCCAGATGTCTAATGCATCTTGATCATCACCATCTTTTAATCTAGGAACACGTCTAATATTTACAGAAGCTACGTTACCAATTTCTTTTTCTAGTAGTTTATACAGCTGATTCATACAAATGTTATACAACACTTGGAATGGCTTCATTAAATCCACTAGTGATTTGGCTTCTGTGTTCTTCACCTCAAATGTAGTGCCTATAATAGGACAATAGTTAAGGATTTTTAGAGGTTTAATATGATAGATGTCTGGACCAATCTTAGTTCCTTGATACCACTGGTTAATCCATCCCCATTCTAAAGAAATCTGTGTAGGAATAGTGTTTGATTTGTAATTTTCATCAACTAGAACAGTTTGCTCATTGCCCACTTCGTCAGTGTATATAAGTTTACCAATCTTTCTTTTAGAAATCCAATATGCTCTAACAACAACGTATTTGTATCCAAATGAAGACACGTTAGATGTCAAGCCTAAGAAGTCTTTCAGTCCATCATTGTTTTCTTTCATCTCACTTTCAATCATCATTCTTGTTTGTAGGACAAGGGGATCGAATGTGTCGTATTGAATAGAGTCAATACCATCAGCAGCATTAGGATTTCCTAGGTTGGATTCACGAACGTTGATTAGTCCATAATCTTGTAAGGAGCTTCTTAAGTGATTGATTTCTTCTTTGGTGAGATCAGGGATGCTTTCAATAATTTCTGAAAGTTCCATAACTTGGACAGTACCAGCAGCATACGCTCCTTGGTTTCTTCCTGTAGGATCAGAAATCCACTTTCTATCTGGTGTTGTTAAGAACCATGTATTCTTTGGGTTGGCCACTTCTATATTGAAACCAAGCTTAGAGTTGTCTTCATAGATGTGATAGAACTCTCTGGCAGAAATAAGCATGTCTCTAAATGCATCTTCACTCTTCTCTTTAAGATTGAATTCTGCTTTCTGACATGTTAAAATGTGGTTGGCCCACTTCTCTGCCACAGATGTGTAGGAGTCTAGCTGATCCTTCACTTGCTCCATTGTAATTTGTTCTAGCTGCTCTTCGTCAATTTCTTGACCCTGCATAGCTAGCTTCTGAATAATGTTCTGTCTGGCTTGAGAAATAATAAATTCTTGCAGAATATCTGTCTTGAATTGTAACTCTTCAGACTGGCTATCATCATCAAATGCCTTTACACGAAATGTATCTGGACGCTTAGATATTTCGCCTACAAGCTCATTGATTGGTGTTGTTACAATAGAATAATGTTTTACATAAGCAGGAAGTCCTAAATCTCCCTGTAGCACTTCTGTAAATGATTTCACATCTGGCTCTTGATAAAAGTCCTCCATTCGCAGGATGCCTTTTACAAGGTCATAGTTTTTGACAAATGTGTCACGATTCTTCATGTATTCTGCATACGACTTGTTTGCAAAATAATCCATCGTGTTTTTCACCCAACTCTCGTCCTGCTTCTCTTTCTCTGTCTTAAATTGATCAGGGAAAATGTTAAGATAGGCATATCGTATGGTTGCGTCCTTTGTATATCTAATGATTGCCATTATGAAAATAATTTATTTTTTCTCGTATTGAACATATTTCTAGAGCTGCTGAATAGCGTATTACTCTTTAATTTCTTACTGTACAGCGACTTCACTCTGTCATCATTTGTTCCTCCAATTCTTCCAAATATGGGGTCCATCTTAAGTGCCTGAGCTATAGCTAGTTCTGCTGCTACAATCCTATCGAAGTTTCCTTCGTCATTGTATTGTATAATTTCTTCAAGAAGCATGGGATCAAATATCTTGCTCACTCCTGCTATCTCTTTAGTTACATTTCCTTCATCATCCTTTTCTGAATAAATAACATCCTCCATATATCTCTTTAGACATGTATGTAGATAGTCAATTATTTTTTGGGCTGATCTGTGAATTCCATATTCTCGTTTTACAGTGGTGTTTGGAATCACTTCTAACAACCATTGTGGCTGCTTCTCAAGGTAATGTGCATCGCCCTTGCTTTTCATGTATTCGATGAACGAAATGTCATCATTTTCACAAAGAGCCCTAGCGTTGTAATATTTAATTAGCAATCTAGCCTGTTCTTCCCAGGTTTCCTTCTTATCAGGTCTTGCACAATACGAAGCTACGAACATATCCTGATATTTCTCACCAGTGAGATCATGCATTCTCTTGTAAATATACACAGAACCTAGTGAAGTTGAATACTTTGCCTGCCCTTGTCTATAGGGGTCAACTCCTGCAACGTATAATCCATAAGGAGGATTCTCTATAGGAAACTCATATATCACTATAGGAGCGTCTTTTGCATCTGTACTCTTGAGAGGAAAGTTTGTAATTGGCATTCTGTCTGTAAACTCATGACCAATTTTTCCTTCATCATTAAATAATATAATAGGTGTGCCAGTTCTTTCGTTCTGTAGCAATCTCACCTTTTGTCTCTTAGCAGCTTCTATGTCAAAGATGTTAGTGTCTTCGTTCAAGAATATGTCGTCCACCTTCTGTGGATAATACATCTTTTCTTTGAGAAATGCAACTCTATCGCCAGCTTTCTTGAGTCGTTCAAGATTATCGTTGGTAATTTGGTTAGCTTTCTCCTCATTAGACACTAGCATTTGTACGTTATGCAGATCACTAGTGGATGAAACATTAAGATAGCTTCCTAATGTAGAAGCTTCTTTGGCTTCCATTCTGTATTTGTTGGAAATAAACAAGCCATGCACACGTCTAGTGTCCTCATCATTGTTGTATGTCAAGAAGTTGTAATTGTCAACATCAAACATTAATGACTTAGCATCCATAAACCTCTTCATATCACCCCCTGTACCTGTAAGAATAGGAGAACATCCCCATCCAAATGGTGTTGTAAAGCCAGGAACAGCAGCCTGTAAGCCTCTTAAGAAAGATCCTTTACCAATCTCGTCAATAATTAGTTTACGTGGCTTTGTACCAGCAATAGCTTCTTCGTTATTGCCCTCATCAAGGTTACGTATTAGAATTTGTGAGAAGGGAATACGCTCTCCTCCCTTTGTTTTAATACCTAACGTCACTTGATTCTTCCAATTATCTTCTACACGCTGCCATATGAAATATTCTGGAAGGAAGTTTAAGCCTTTGTCAAGCTTGTCTGTAATAAGCTTAATATCTGGGGCATTCAAGCCAGCAATTACGTTCTGTGAGTTCTCATCAAACGTAGCTCCCCATGCAATATAGCTTGCTTCTAAAACAGACTTAGCAAAACGTCTAATTCCCAAAATAACCAACCCACGCTTTTCAGCATGGGCTCTATCTATTTCATTTGTCACTAACCATTCGTTGTCTCTGAGAGAGGGATTTGCATATTGTTGATAGATGCGTCCTCTATCATCCATCACATCCACTTCTGTATGCCATAGATTGAGGTGCCAATACAAGAATGGATTAATAAACACACCATCCATCATAAATCCATCAAGGCACAGCTTCTTATGAAACTCAAAGAAAGCTTTGTATTCTTGTGAACTCTTATCAGGAAGGCGTGTTTGATTAATCAGCCATTCACTATATTTTACATTCTCTAGATTCATCGTCTACCCTTAAGAAAATCTTCAGCCATAGAGCCAAGCTCACCACTACCACGTATTTCAATCTTTGATTCTTCCTTCTCTCTGAGCTTATCCACCACCTCAAGCAACGCTAGATAGTTCTTCATTGTCTCTTGGATGAATTTTCCTTGACTCTCAATACTGGCAATCACCATAGGCAGCATTCCGCCCTTAGCTGTAGGCTTCCATTCAATCCTATCCTTCAGCTCATGCATAGGATTAGCATCGACATATTGCTTCCAACTGGAGAGCTGTTGTTCTGCCCAATCAAGCTCTGTATTAACGTATGTTGTCTTCTTTGGAGCAGCCATGTAATTATGTTAATGTTACAATTCCTTGTGCAGCTGTCTTCAGCTCTAATACACTCACCTGAATGGGACCACTAAGCAGCTCTTGTATTTGCTTGTTAGCAATCTCTTTAGTTTTGTCATCAATACCAGGTGTAGCACACAATGCTGCTAATCTCTCAATTACAGTCATTGATTCTTGTCCAATCATTGCTCTATTCATCTATCAAATTGTTTATATCTTCATCAGAAAGTTTAGGGGGAACGCTGTCCTCACGAATCTCTTCTTCTAGAAGCTCATCTTCTTGATTAGCTAAATATTCTTCTTGGACAACAATATTAATTGTATCCTGAACATCGTCCTGCGTTCCTATAATATCTACATAATCAGCTCCTGCTTCATATATATGTGTGAGTGTGTTGATAAGAAATTCCAAATTAATCTTACGAAACCTCACTTCTTTACTGTTCTGTCGCTTCGTCATATTCGTCTTCTTGTTCTCTTGTCATAACTGGCATCCACTTATTGAGAGGACACGCACATGACAAGCATTTTGTTTTAGCTGAAAGTGTACATCCACAACTTGTACAATGTGCATCAGGACGTATTGTCTTGTAATTCTTAGAATGAAACTGACAACTGTCACAAATTGCCATCCTATCTGCTGAAACTTGATCAATCTGTTCCTTTATTTTTTTTTCTGGAAACAGATTGTTTTTCCAACCTTCGTAAATCTGCGTTAAGCTCATTTATTCTATTGATTAATATTTTACGCTTTAATAGCATCTCATCAATTACATCATTCCACTTCTGCACCTTCGCATCACTGTCTGTTGTAACTATTTTATTTCTGAGTGTACGTATTTGGCCATCCATAACATCAAGTTTCTTTTGAGCAGCTTTATCATTCCACTTCAGTGTGCCAAGTGCAGAAATCTCTACACTCTTATTCTTCTGTGTTGCATTAACAACGCTTTCAAACTGATGCTTCACCACCTCATCAACAATACTTATGTCTATGTTGAGCTGCTTTGCCAATCGCTTGACAAACCAATCTCTATGAGACATCGAACTAAGCTTTCCCTCCATGTAAAATCTTTATCTCCAACGTAATGTCATTTGAAAAATCCAACGATATTAGGGGATTAACAACAATCTTTCCATCCTTCTTAAGAAGCAAATTACGCTTCTTTAGCTTCGACACCATATTATTCACTGTAGCTCCTGTTGTATCATACACTTGACAAAACTTCTCTCTATTACTAGGAACAGAAATACTTCCAGAAACAGCAATGAACGACATCAACTGCACTTCTCGCTCTGTAAGCTGTAAATCATTCAATGCAGAAAGAACAGAATAATACTTCCCAGACAAATCAATGTCATTCTGCAATTCCTTCTTTAATCGTTGTACAATCATCTGACAATCATATTGGTTTCTAACAAATATAAAACATCCTCCACCAAAATAACAAATTTTATTATTCCTGTTTTTAATTAACCACCCCCACCCATGTGAATAATTGTAAAAAAGCCCCCCACCAAAATTTTCAAAATTTAAAAAACTATTATGTCAATGGGAGGGGAGGTTACATCAGGTTGAAACCCCTTGAGGGTTATGGCAGGTTGGGGTGTTCCCCCTGCTTTGACACTAACTAAAACCAAAACACAAACTAAGATGGCAAACGCAATCGAAATCACAGGACCACAAATCTTTCGTCTCAGAGTTCTAGAATCTGGGG